TTCTGCAGCACTGAGGTTCTTGCTAGCCCAGACAAAGAGTTTACTCAACTCTTCCCGACCACCAACTAACTCAGATGCCTTAGTATAAGCCATCTCAATCTTAGCCTTCTGTCCCTGCATATATTCATTAACAACATAATCAGGAAGACCAGTCTTCTTCTTAATGACTTCCAATGTCTCAGCCGAAAGATCATTGTTAGCCGTGAACTCAATGGTCCACTGCTTCCAATCATCTGAAGATGCCGGGATGTTCTCTACCTTGGCTACCTCTTCAACCTTGTTCTCTGGAATCTTTAAGATCTCTGGTAGCAAAGGAATTACTTCCTTCACAGGTTCTACCACAGGTTGTCCCGTAACTGGATTAGTAGTTGACGGGGTTGTTTCGTACTTCTTCTTCAGGTCTGCGACTTCTTGTCGTGACTGAGTGTATCCTTTTTGAGCAGTCTTTAAACTCTCAAACCAAGCTCCGGCATCCTTGAAGTTTTCAGGGACAGCCATACCTTGGTTTCTTACATAAGCATCAAAGGCTACTTTCTCACGAGCAAGCTGAGCATCCTCTGGAGTCGATGTAAGAGATTGTTCCGAAGACATGACTGGAGTCTCGGAGGATTGTTCCATCATATCGGGAGTCTCTTCATTCATATTGTGTATCTTTCGTTAAATTTAATAAGGCTTCTTCTTGGAAGCGGCTTTCTTAACCGCCATCTTCTTATCCATCATCATCTTCTTAGCTGGTTTCTTCTTCATAGTATTCCTTTCTTATAAATAATTATGTTAGAGTATGGAGTTATACGGTTAATTAATAGAGCAATAGCTATACAAGAAGTTAGCGTATGCTGATGTAGCTGTATTTGAGATAAAATCAACCTCAATATGCGAACATCCAAACACTGGGACAACTACTGATGCTACCGACAGCACAGCAGAGTTATTAATTAATGTGTTTGCACCCAATCCAGCGGTTGCTGCAATACCGTATACACCTTTAAGGGCAACACCGTTATTGGTAATCATTGTAGAAGCCTGAACTCCTGTAATTGAACCTACAAACAACAGTGTTGGATAGTAAGTATTACCTAGTTTAGACCAACCTGTTACTCGAAAGCCAGCACTAGTCGTGTAGCTAAGTAGTAAAGGATGGATCCGTACATGGGTATAAAGACCTGAAGGGATAATTAAACTTGTGGCATCATTTGCCATAGAAGTTAAACTAACATGTTCGTTGTATGCAGTAAGAGAGTTAGCATTGGAACCCGTTGCTCCAATAAACATATCCTCTCTTGCTTGCTTTGTTTGAGACATTGTATGTGTATGAATCATTATTTTTTATCTTTCTTTGGATACACTATCTTTGTAGCGTCTTTACCTGTGCATGTGGTAGTTTTACCACAGTTGCATTTGTATGTTTTCTTTGCCATTATTATTCTTTAGGGTTCTTTATACACCAAATCAAAAAACGCATATGCTTCTTCTATGGTGTCAAACCAATACCATCCCTGTACGGGATAGGTATAAGTATCTTTTTGTAAGTAATGAAGATCAAGATCCATTCCAGCGATACAGGTTTCTACAATTTGTACTTCTTCGTTTTCTAATTTATAAAATGCCATATTGTTATCCTGTTACAGCCCATCCTTTGAGAAGAGCCGTTTGTGTTTTTAGGGTTCTAAATGCCAATGAGGTAGAACCAGTTGCTGTTGCGGGTCTACTAACTGTAATGTTAGTGTTTGGTGTGATAGCAGTAACTACAGATTCCCAACGAACTGTTCCTGTTCCGTTTGTAGTAAGAGCAATAGCAGCACCACCTGAAGTGGCTGCTACTTGGAAAGTGTCTGCGGCTGCATTAATTACAAAATATATTGTATTGGTAAGAATTCCTGTTGTGGTAACAATTGTGGCAAAACTAACACGATCACCATTCGATAAACCATGTGCGTTTTTTGTGACTAAATCACCAGCATCTGTAAAGGTGCAAGCAATTGCTGTAGTGGCAGGACTTCCTGTACCAGTCCACTGCATACCCACAACAACACCTGCTGTGTTTGCTGCTGTAATTGTGGTTAATCCTGCGGTTGGAGTGCAAGTAAGTGAAACAGGAGTTACTGCTCCCCAATTGCTGCTAATATTTAATACTAAGCCTTGTGAGTTTGCTCTTCCTATATTATCAATAATACTTGTAAGTTCTGTTTCAGAAAGTTTGGAACCATTGACAGTCTGAGCAAATCTAACACCAGATACAGTTGCTTTAACCAGTGAGGGACAACTACCAAACATAGAGACTGTAGTCGCATTCGTGAGATTAAATACAGGTACTGTGGTGAGTGAGGCACAGAAACCAAACATACTACCTACAGTAGTCACACTTGCAGTGTTAAACAAAGGTACTGTTACGAGCGAGGCACAACTACTAAACATACTACCCATATTTGTTACATTTGCAGTATTAAACAAAGGCACTGTGGTGAGTGAGGTACAATTAGAAAACATACTACCCATAGAAACCACACTTGCAGTATTAAACAAAGGCACTGTGGTGAGTGAGGTACAACTAAGAAACATTGAAGCCATACTTAAACTTGCGCCTGTAGTAACAAACAAAGGAACTGTTTTAAGATGAGTACAAAATTGAAACATATTAGACATATTTGTTACATTTGCAGTATTAAACAAAGGCACTGTGGTGAGTGAGCTACAACCACTAAACATACTACCCATATTTGTTACATTTGCAGTATTAAACAAAGGCAATGATTGGAGTGCGCTACAACTACCAAACATAGCATTCATATTAGTAACACTTGCAGTATTAAACAAAGGCACGGTTGTTAGTGAGGTACAAGTATTAAACATATTATTCATATTTAAGTTTGTACCTGTAGTATTAAACAAAGGCACTGTGATGAGTGATTGACAACTACTAAACATACTCTGCATAGTAGTCACACTTGCAGTATTAAACAAAGGCACTCTTATAAGTTTTCGGCAAGCATTAAACATAGAAGCCATATCAGTTACATTTACAGTATTGAACAAAGGCACTATTGTGAGTGAGCCACAAAAAGTAAACATACTATTCATACTAGTCACACTTGCAGTATTAAACAAAGGCGCTGTGGTGAGTGAGGTACAAGTATTAAACATACTAGTCATATTTGTCACACTTGCAGTATTAAACAAAGGCACTGTGGTGAGTGAGGTACAACCAGTAAACATAAAACTTATATCCGTCAAAGCAGAATCAAAAACCAAAACAACATTTTGTAAAGCAGTCATAGTAGAAAATAAATAACTTGCACTTGCATTTGTCATTGCATTACTTAATATACACACCCGTTCTAATGATCTAAAATCAATAAGTCGTGTAGATGTGGCAGCAGTAGCAACACCAATCAAAATACTTGTAAGACTTGAACCTGCAATTTTTATATCAAGAAATCCACTAACATAAGAATTCAAATTTGTTTGATTGTGTTTTCTGTGTACATTTATAGTTGTGAATGTTTGTCCTGCTTGTGGTGTAACAGTAACAACTGCTAGTTTGTATGGCAGTAAAGTCGCAGTTCCGTCTGTGGTGAGTGGTAATGCAGATCCACCAAGCGTAGCAGATACCTGAAATGTATTCTCAGTTGCACTAATAACATAATAAATTTGCCCTTCACTCAATCCTGTGGTACTTACAATATTATAAAAACGTACTGTGTATCCATTCAAGTATCCATGTGCTGTGCGAGTAACCACATCACCTGTATCAGTAAGCGTTACAGGAGCATTGGTGTTAGCCAATCCTGCATCAGTAAACACATATTGGTGTTGTGCAACCACACCATTATTAATATTTTCTGTGGCACTTCCGTCACCCCAGTCTACAGTATAGTTTCCTGCGGCAGAGAGTGCTAAAAAGTTTGCGTTGCCTACATCTACTCTGTGCAAACCAACAAATTTATTATCTGCACCTGTCATAGCAGGAAGCGCAGTCCATGAAGGATTTCTTACCCAAGGAGTAATATTATCAATCCTAGTATCAATATTACTAGTTGATACTTGTTTCGGTGTTATATTTCTTTTTGTGGCATATCCAAAACTCATGTTATTTGTGTCCCATAAAGATTAAAAGAAACATTTGCACTTCCTGCATAAACAGACACAACATCTGTGGTAGCCAACGACAAACCAAGAGTGAAGAATAAGGTATCGTTAGCATTTACTACTGTTTCATATATAATATAATGTTGATTTGCAATACCTGCACCCGCAGGGCGAACTGCAACACGAACCGTTGTTGATACTCCAATATTACACACTGTTAAAGTAGAAGCAACAGCAGAAGTTGATGCTGGTACTGTATAAAGCGTTGTGAGTGTTGTTGCTGCAGGATTTGATTGACCTAAAACTTTGTATACATTTGCCATATTTTTATGCTCCCATAAACAAGAATGTTTGTTCTAACCCAGCAATATTTGGTGCGGTAATAGGACCATAAAATGTATGTTGACCTGCTGAATATGTTATGTTTGAAACAGTATCATCAATCGTGATGCTGGTACTATTGTTAGCACCATCAGCATCTCCAAGATATAATACTCCTATTGTTTGCAATGCTATTGCGTCAGTAGCATCTGATACATAAGCAAAATTAGTAACACCACCAATCTTAACAATACCACCGCTTGCTTGTCTAATCGTTAGTTGTGCTGAACCTGCCCCACCTTGTTCTATAAGTCCTACACCATCAGTAGATGATAATAGTAGGTCTTTTGTTCCATGAGTTCCGATTTTGAGTGCGGGAGCGGTATTCAATGTAATGTTTACTGCGCTAGAAAATGTTGCACCAGCAGCAGATATACCTGCATTAAAACTATTTAGTGCTGTGAATGTATTAGCATCCCCTAATCCAGCACCTGATCCAGCACCTATTTGCACAACCGATGCATCATCTTTTTTTAGATATAATTTTCCATCTGCTGTGTTTACAGCTAGTTCTCCCGCAACTAGAGATCCACTTGATGGTATCGCTGATGCCGTTGCGCTTCTTTTAAGCTGAATTATATTTGCCATTAGTTACCTTAATAAGATCCACCGTCAACGGTGCTGTCTGTGTATAAACCATTTGTAACTGTACTTGCATTACCAATCAAAGCACCACGGAAATTAGTCGCTTGGATGTCACCCATAGTTCCAGAGAAAACCTCTGCTGTATTTGTTGCATCAGGAATAAAAGTCATGTATCCAGTTGAATCGTCAAATCCAAAGAAGCCAAGCTTTGCCGAAGTTCCATTGTGCCACCTAAATTCTACTCCGCGATCTTTATTGTCATCCGCTGCAGGAGCGGTGTCACCACCAAGAGTAATGATGGGATCATCAAGAGTCGTTGTAGTTGCATTAATTGTAGTGGTAGTTCCGTTGACAGTTAGATTACCACCAACAATAATATTTCCTGTAGATGTAATAGCATCACAGCCAATTGTTCCTGTAAATGTTGGACCTACTGCGTGAACTCCTGCACCTGTGCCTGTGCTTGTAGTAACGCCCGTACCGCCCTGTCCTACAGATAGAGCGGTTGTCAGTCCTGATAGGGAGGTAATGTCAGAGTTTGCACCCCGCAAGGCAATACCCGCTAGTGCAAGCGTAGTAGCTCCAGTACCTCCGTTACCAACAGCAAGAGTACCAGTTATACCTGTGGTTAATGGAAGACCACTACAATTAGTGAGCGTTCCAGATCCCGGAGTTCCAAGTACAGTAGCACCAGTAAAGGTCTTAACACCTGCAATACTTTGTGCAGTACTTCCAAGAGAAACAAAAGCACCAAGTCCTCCAATTGCTTCAACAGTAGTAGCAGTTCCACCTGCTCCACCAGTACCTACTCCATAGTAAAGAGTTTTTGTTCCTTCTGTAAACGCCAATTCTGCGTTTGCAAGTGAGGCTGGTGCAGCGATTCCTGTACTTCGTTTAATTCTAATTGTGTTTGCCATAGTTTTCCTTAGTAATTCCCGCCGTCAAGCAGTGGAATAGTTGTTGTAATTGTAACATTAGCTGATCCATCAAAACTTGTATTACCAGCTGCTTCTCCTCCAAGACTTATTGTTCTTGTGTTTTGTAACTGTGAAGCAGTGTTTATGTTTCCTGTAATAGTATTAGAGACAGTCAGACCAGTAAGAGTTCCAACTGTGGTTAAACTAGATGAAACAATAGTAGGGGCAAGTGTTGTACCTGTAAGATTTAGTGCGTTTGGTGCTGCTCCTGTGTAGTAAGCAAGAGCTGTCCATGCTGTTGTACCGTCACCAGCCTTAATCAACTTTGTATCAGTTTCAAATCCTAATTCGCCAACAATTAAAATTGGATTAGCAGCAGTCCATTGTGCAGCAGTACCCCGTCTTATTTGAATTTTAGCTGACATTAAGGTGTACCTCCATCTATAATTGCGATGTTGCTGTAGTTATCACTAGGAAAGCCACCATCAATCATGCCTACGCTTATGGGATCAGCCCAAATTGCCGTTCCATTTTCTCCTGATGCTGTTAATACTTGACCATCCGTTGGAATAACAGCTCCTATTTGCAATACAAAAAGGGGGCTGGTAAAAGATACAGGAGCACTGAAGTTTGCTACAGTAGTTATATTAGAGTAATCAGGTATTGCTTCTCCAGCATCTTGACTACCTGTTTGTGCTGCCGCTATCCATGTACTTCCGTTCCATGTAGGTACATGACCTGCAGCAGCCCCACTTTGAGTCAGACTTGATAGTGGATGTGTGTGTAATTGTAAGCGGTTTTCTATTTTGGTATTAAATAATTGCTGTTGTTGTAATGCTTGGCTTGTGCTCATTACTTACATTTTCTATTTTTGGGGCATGATGTCTTAGACTTACCGGGTCCACCCCATAGGTCTTTGCATGCCCAGTATTTAGCAGTGAGTTTATTACTTGCGGAATCACACTTATGTCTAGCCTTGAAAGACTTACGAGCTTCAGGACTATAGTTGTTACCATAACCTGCTGCCCCATAATGAATGATCTTCTCTTGCCCATTAGCACAAGCCTTTACTACCCGTTTCTTATTCGGGTTAGGAGACTTAGTAGGTTTGTTACAAGACATGCTAGCTTTATTAACTTTCTTAGCCATTAGGTTGTCCTCCTGTAAATGCAGACATGTCAGCACCTGAGTTCTGTAGAACATTCATGATACCTTGTCCACCATTTTGTGCGAGATCTTGTTGTCCTGCCTGTGCCATGATGTTACCCATTGCTCCAGCAGTTGCCTGTGTGGAAGCCTGAGTCATCTGCTGCTGAGCCTGTTGCTGTTGCATCATCATCTGCTCTTGTTGAATATCTTCAGCTGAGCGTACCCAATTACGGGCATCAAAGCCAAGAGAAGTAATCAATGCTCTAGCATACTCTTCCCATTTAAACGCAGCGGCTGCTTGCTCAGGTAGATTGCGAACCATCTCGCCCATCTGCATAAGCTTTTGCAAATCAGTGTCACGACTCAAGGCTTGAAGACCAGTAATTACTTCAATAGATAATACACCTTCATCATCAAAGAACTGTTCATACATTCTTGTATCAAGTTCTTCGTTTTCAATCATTAAAAATACAGATCGCTTGACAATTGGTTCCATGAGATCTCTAGCGATAGCACTGAATGCTCCACCTAAGACTGTCTCAAGTTCAGAACCAATCATACGAACAGCAGTAGCAGTCACGCGGTCGCCACTTGGTAGTGAGGAGGCAGACATTAAGAATGCCTGACCAATCTCTCTACGCATAGTTTCAACAGCGGTCTGAGCGGCTGAGATCTGTGGGTTCATTGTCTGTGATGGTGACAGTACGAATACATCTGCTTGTCTCACGGGGATCCATGAGCCATTGGGTGCATCAGCAACATCGTCTACCTCAGTAATACCGGATGGATCAATGCCCATCCAGAAAGCTGAGGCTGCTGCCATGCCATCAAGCAGTGCCTTAGTATAACCATCAAGACTTGATAGGTCGCCTAGGATATCTTCGCAGTGCGATCTCCCGTAGTTTTCTCCGGGTATGCCGTACCACCGTAGTACCGTCACAGGACATACTTCGTAGACACCGCTTGTCAGTAGGTTCCCATCGCCGTCTTCCTTTTTGTACTTCCATAGGTTGTCCTCCTTGAGATATTGACAATATGTTTTTTTGTAACCTCTCTTAGCGGATTCGGGTAAAGAGAAGTGAGGACTAATTGCTTCTGGATCTACAAGATCATATTCAATATGAATAATTTCATTGACATCTCCAGCAACAGTACGCTGTACAGCATAGTTATCTAGACGAGTAACTCTAAACTTAAAGTCATCCATCTCATGTACTAAACAATCTCCAACTACAATTAAATTTTGTATTGTTTGAAAGATTGTTTCTCTTAGGTTAGTACCAATAAGTTTGCGATAGACTTGATAACTCATAGTCTCAAGATACTGTCCAATTTCTGCGGTTGGTTCTACACCAGACCGAAGACCAAATTTAAAAAAGGGTGTGTCATTCAAAGGCATCATTGCTGACAGCATTCGACTAGCTAATGAAGTCACACCTCTTGCACCAACAGATGATGTTGGCTGTGGTAGTTCCATCTCTTCAGTCCATCCCGAAGGTGGTAGAAGACTTGGAACCGTAAGTGCTGCACATAGACGAGCACGGTATAGTTTAGATGTTCGCATTGCATCTAACATTCGGAAGCGTTCAACAAGATTATTTGCCATTTACACTCCTTTATGTAGATACACCATTGTATAGTGCTGAATAAAAATCTAATGCTTTAGCGTTATCACCTTGGATACCCTTAGTACCTTGTACTTCAGCTTGTGACTGAGCTTCCATAATTGCTTCTTGTTCTGCAGCGGTAGATGTCTGAACTGCTGCTTGCTCATCTGCCTTGGTTCTAGCCATAGCAATAGCTTCTCTAGCAACACGGCGAGTCTCGGAATCTTCTGCTGCTTTTCTACGCTCTTCTTCTTGTTCCTTTTGGAATTTGCGTTCGTCTTCCATCAGTTTTTTTTGTTCATCATATGTCATGCCACCGCTAATAGTAGGGCTTCCACCCATGTTACTTGCCTCCTTGCTGTTGCTTTAGCACAGCTTTTAATTTGTTTACGACTTCTATTTGCCCTGCCCTGTATGCAGATCGTCTTGCAAACTTGCTTTCTTCACAGTCAGCATCGTATTCAAGGGGCTTGTATAGTTCTTCCAGAATTTTTATCAGGTCTGGGTCTATTCTCGGATACTTTTCTGATTTCATTTCTTAACTCTTCTATTTGAATATACAGATCTTTGATTAACTGTTTAACTTCAGGTAGATCTATTGGGGTAGATAGAGCTAAGCGAGTCTTTGATTGTTGGATGTTAGTAATCATTTGTTCTTACTGGCTTTCTTTGCAGCCTTAGCTTCTTTCTTTTCAGCTTTAGCAACAGCTTTGTTTTCTTTTTTAATAGTCTTAGCAAGACTTTTGCTTATGTTTTTTAACTGCTCTTGTAAAGCAGATGCATATTTAGTAGTCTCACTTTGTTGTAAAGTAGAATCTAATTTGAACCGCATTGCTTCTGTATCTTTTACAACCTGTAATCTTTGTGCTGCTTCTTCTTCTGATAGTTTATAACTATAGATAGGCTTTCGATTGGCATCATAAGAAATAGTTTTATTTTTACCTTTAGCTTTTTTATATGCATTCATATCAAACCCAGTATCAGCACTAGTAATAAAACCTTTACTTAG